AACATTATGTGATATTGAAGAAAATGGAATTGGAGCCAATCAAGAATACTATAAACAAGAGTATGAAAACCTTTCCAATAAAATCAAATCTATTGAACTATTACTTTATAAATGTCCAGAAGCTGCGATTTTCAAGAATCATACTGGGCATCAACTTAATTTAAAATCTTCAAAAGATTTGAATTTACTTTTGTATGATCTACTAAATTTAATACCAACAAAATTTACAGACAAAGGTAAAAATTCAGTTGATTTTGAATCGTTGAATTTAATCCAAACAGATTTTACACGAAATTTAATCGTTTATAGAAAGCTCTTAAAAACAAGAGATACTTACTTAGCTCAATTTTTAAGAGAGATTTGTCCGGATGGAAGAATTCACCCAACATTTAATTTACATTTTGCAAGGACTTTCCGCAGTAGTTCTAACAATCCAAATTTTCAGAACATTCCAATAAGAGATAGCGAAGCAAAAAAGTCTTGTCGAATGGGTTTGATACCAAGCAAAGGGAATCAAATTGCAGAAATAGATTTTGCTTCATTAGAAGTCAGAATTATGGCTTGTCATACTAATGATCCTGTATTGATGAATTATATTTATGACCAAACTACTGATATGCACCGGGATCAAGCAATTGATATTTTGCAATTGCCTGCAAGTGAGATAACAAAAGAGTTGAGATTTCACACGAAAAATTCAATTGTGTTTGCTTTCTTTTATGGCTCTTGGTATAAACCTTGTGCTGAAGGTTTTTGGAAAGCAATTAAAGATTTGAAGACTAAGAGTGAAATTGATATTTACCAACATTTAAAAAGCAAAGGATTGGATTATTATAAAGTAGGTAATCCATTAGAACCAGCAAGTCCATTTGAACAACATTTACAACAAATTGAAACTAAGTTTTGGGCAAAATACAAAGTAACAAAAGAGTGGACAGAATACGAAGAAAACTTTTATTTAAGACATGGATATGTTGAATTAAAAACAGGTTTTAGAAGAGGAGGATATTTAAGACGAAATCAGATTACAAATACACCAGTTCAAGGAAGTGCTTTTCATTGTTTACTTTGGTCTCTAATTGAATTGAACAAAGAACTAAAGAAGAAAAATTTGAAATCTAAAATTATAGGGCAAATTCACGATAGTATTGTTTTGGATGTTTTCCCGCCGGAAGCTCAAGAAATTACAATTTTAGCAAGAGAAATAATGACCGTTAGACTTAGGGAAACCTGGAACTGGATAACAGTTCCCTTGGATATTGAAATTGAAATGACTCCTATTGATGGGGCATGGTTAGAAAAAGACGAATACAAGGAGGACTAAATGGGGCGCAAGAAAAAAGGAGATCTATCACCTAAGAAAATTCGAGTAAGTTATACAATTAAACCAGAATTAAACGATGAAATAATAGCCCTTGCTGATAAACATAGTCAATCAGTATCAAGCGTATTTGAAGAAGCTATTGAATACTTTTTGCAAGCAGTTAAACAAAAAGAGTTGGAAAAAGCAGAGAAAGTAATAGAAATTGTAATAGAAGAAAAAGAGGCAGAAAAAGTAATTGAAGTTCCTAAGCAGTCCAAATTAAAAAGGAGACCTAAAAATGAATGAAACAGTCATTGTACTTGTAGTAATAGCTGTTGTGTTTATGGTGTTTAGAGAAGTTTGGTGTTGGTATTGGAAAATAAATGAAGTTTTATCAGAGTTCAAAAAAGCTAATTTAAAATTGGAGAGAATTTATGACAAACTTGCCTCTGCACACCAAGTATAGACCATCCAATTTTGATACTTTTATTGGAAATGATAGTTTAGTTAGTTCTTTAATTTCTATCTTGACACGAAAAGAGGGACAACCAAGAACATTTCTATTTCAAGGTCCAAGTGGTTGCGGTAAGACCACGATTGCCAGAATTATGAAAAGTTATTTGGAATGTTCCGATGAAGATTTTCACGAGTATAATGCAGCAAATACAAGGGGAATAGATACAATAAGAGAAATCAGATCAACTGCCGAATACAAACCGTGGTTAGGAAAAGTTAAAATTTATTTATTAGATGAGTGCGCAAAATTAACTTCAGATGCCCAGACAGCCGTATTAAAACTCCTGGAAGATACTCCTGAACACGTTCGATTTGTATTATGTACAACTGATCCTGAAAAACTTTTAAAGACAATCAGAACAAGATGTACTACATTTCAAGTTTCTTCTTTACCAAAAAGATTGATTGTTAAACTTTTGAGAGGAGTTTGTCAAAATGAAGGGATTACCATAAATACAGGTTTTGAAAAAGTTCTTGAAGAAATTGCAAGAGTAAGCGAAGGATTGCCACGAAAAGCATTGGTTTTGTTAGATCAAGTAATAGATTTAAACGATGAAGATGCTTTGAAAGCAATCGAAAAAATTACGCTAAACGAATCAACCACGATTGAATTATGCAGATTGTTAATAGAAAACATTCCTAATAAGTGGAATCAAATGGCAGTAATGTTAAAAGCACTTGATGAGGAACCTGAATCTGTTAGATATGCTATTCTGGGGTATTTGGCTACTGTTTTATTAAACAAAGGCGACATTAAAATTGCTCAATTAATCTCAATTTTTTCAGAATCTTTCATGTATTCCGGAAGAGCAGGATTGATCGCAGCTTGCTTTTTATCATGTCAGGAGTAAACTTGATGCTCATCTATTTAGTCAACAAACCGAGTAAAGCTGCTTGCAAGTCTTTATGGGACTTGAAAGCTAACAGACTATTTTCTTATTATTCAATCATCACAAAAGATTGCGCGTATGGGGAAAAAGAAAGATTTAATGAGTTATTAGCGTTAATTATTTCAGAAAAAAACAAAAAACATGGTATAATTAGACAAGAAATCAAAAAAGGAGATAAACAATGAGTGATTTTAAAGAAAACATTACGATTGACAAGTACTCACTTGACCTTGAATTTGAAAAACATCCAATGCTCTATCACGAATATGCAATGGATATGATTACTGCAGAGGATGAAAAGGATAGAGCAAAAGACCAATTGGAATTGCTCAGAGCAGAACTTGATGTTGCAATTAGAAATAATCCAAAAGCGTTTCAAATGGAAAAAGTGACGGAAGCTGCAATCAATTCAACAATCATTCAAACGGAAAGATTTAAAACAGCGCAAGAGTATTACAACTCTTGTGTGAGTAGTGTCAGGATTTTGAAAGTTGCAGTTGAATCTATCAATCAAAAGAAGGTAGCTTTAGAAAATTTAGTCAAACTTTACTTAGGTGAATATTTTTCAAAGGAGGTACCACCGGAGATTAAAGAAACTATTTCAGAACATGTAGCTAATTTTATTCATGATGATCTTAACAAAACATCCTCAAGGTTACGGCGTAATGCTTCCTGATTTACTAAAGGGAATTCTGATACTTTTTGGAATTATGTTTTTTGCCTACACAATTCCACGATTAATTACTTATGCAATTTGTTCTTCGATTTATGAAACCAAATTGAAGAACATGGAATCAACAATTAAAAAATGGAGGGAATTAAATGAAACTAAGTGAAATGAAAGCAAAGATGCATAATGAATTGAACAAACGAATTCAAGAATCTTATGATAATCGTCAAGCTACGGGAAAATTCAAAAGTATTTTTAATGAGGAAATGCAAATTCCTATCTGGAAAATTGGTGTTGGTGAACATCTAATCGACATTATCCCTTACATGATTGGAGAAGGAAATCCAAATCCTAAACGAAAACTAGGAGAGATAGGAGATTATCTTAATTTATTCGTTCATAATGGAGTGGGTGTAAATGAAAATCAGTATATTTGTCTTGCCAGATGTTATAGCAAACCATGTCCAGTTTGTGAACTTCGTTTAAAACTGCAAAAAGAAGGAGAAGATCCTGATTCATTAAAAAGTTTTAACCCCACTCGCAGATGTGTTTACAATGTTATAGTGTACGATGATGGTAAAGAAGAAGCAAAGGGAGTTCAAGTTATGATTGTTGCATATTATTTCATGCAACGTCATTTGGATGAACTTGCAAATCCGGTGCGTCCGGGTTCCTCCAGAACAAATTACATGGCCTACAATAAAACGGGGAAATCAATTGCTTTCAAACGAGAAGGTGCTGGAGCTAAAAATACTTCGTTTGTAGGTCATAAATTTGAAGATCGAGATTATGATATTCCCGATGAAATTCTTGATTCAACTTTTTGTCTTGAAAAAATTATCCATATACCTTCTTATAGTGAAGTCTATGAGGCTTTACATGGCAAAGTTGAAGAATCAAAAACTGATGGACCGCCTTTAGTTGCAGAATCTCAACGTAGTACTGAAACTAATCGGGCTGGAATTGGACGAGTTCGTGGAGGAGTTGTTTCTACTGTTGACGAAACAAAGAAATCGGAACCTCAAAGTGATGATCCTTCTTGCCCTGATTCACAAGGAGAAATTGGAACCAGCATTGACAAATTAAATGCTTGTCAAACCTGTACTGTTTATGAAACTTGCTTTGCTTTAAATGAAGAAATTGAAAAGTTAGAAAGAGAAAAAAGGCGTGCATCAATAGGTAGGAGAGGAACCCGTGCTTAAACGAAGAACTGAAGAAATCGTTGACAATATTACAGAGGGGATTTCTAATCCTGAAGAGAGGAAATCCCCTCCTCTTAAAACTGTTTCAACTGGATCAACTTTATTAGACCTTTGTATTTCAGGCAAGGTTATTAAAGGAGGTGGATTACCTACAGGAAACTTAGTTGAAGTATTTGGACCAAGTGGTGCAGGGAAAACAAGTATACTTGCTGAAATTGCTGCTTCTTGTCAATCTTCAAATGGTGATGTTTTGTTTCTTGATCCTGAAGCAAGACTGAATCAAGAATACACAAGAATTTATGGTGTAGAATTAAGTCTTGAACAGTATTTCCGTCCTGATATGGTTTCTGAAATGTTTGATAAAATTTGGACTTGGAAACCAAAAGAAGGAGGTATCAATGGGATATTTGCTGATTCCCTCGCAGCATTATCATCAAAAATGGAACTTGAAGATGAAGATAAATACGGAATGCGCAGAGCCAAAGAGTTTTCTGAAGGGTTACGGAAAACTTGTCGTCTTATTTCTAACAATAATTGGGTTGTGGTATGCAGCAATCAAGTACGAGAAGGTCCATCGGGCGAGACCACACCAGGGGGCCGTGCTATTCCTTATTACTCATCCTTACGAATCAGGGTCGGACCTCCAGCTTCTGGTGGAAAGATCGTTAAAATTATTTCTCTCGCAAACGGAAAGAAACACGAAAAAACCATAGGTATTCGTAGCAATTGTATAATCAAAAAATCAAGTCTTGATGATCCATTTAGAAGTTGCACTATTTCAATTCTGTTTGGATATGGAATTGATGACATTCGAGAAAATTTACAGTATTTAAAAGAAGGACTTGGATTAAGCAAATATAAAGCAGTAGACCAAGAATTTGCTTTTATGGAAAAAGCTATCACTTATATTGAAGAGAACAATTTACAAAGTCAATTGAAACAGGAAGTAATTGCCTTATGGGAAGAAATTGAATCTAAATTTGTTGTGATTAGAAAGCAAAAGGAAAGATAAATGGAACTTTATCAGAATATAATGATAACTTGTCTGTGGATTTTTATTACTCTTCATATATTATTTGAATACAGAAACAGAAAATGAAAAAAATTAAAATAAAAGGTTTTCAGTCCCATAAATCCTCAGAATTAAATCTTCATCCAAATGTCAACATTATTGTGGGG